TTTCCAATCTGGAGACGGAGTAAACTTATTTACTGCAGATGGTGATGGTGTTACTGGTGGGGACGGACACCCATTAGTAGATGGTAGTAAAAACTCTAATAGACCTTCTACTGCGGCAGACCTTAATGAAACATCTTTAGAAGATGCTGTTATTAATATCGGCAACTTTAAAGACCAAAGAGGTTTGAAAATAGCAGCTAGACCAAAAAGACTAATTGTTCCTTCTGCTCTGCAGTTTACAGCAACTAGACTTTTAGAGTCTCAATTTAGAGTAGGTACATCTGATAATGATATTAATGCTATATCTTCTAATGGTGCTATACCAGAAGGATATATGATTAACCATTATCTTACTGATACTAATGCTTTCTTCATCATCACTGATGTTCCAAACGGCATGAAACATTTCAATAGAACCGGAATGGAAACATCTATGGACGGAGATTTTGACACCGGAAATGTCAGATACAAAGCTAGAGAAAGATACTCATTTGGAGTATCAGACCCGCTTGGTATTTACGGCTCACCGGGTTCAAGCTAGAACTTTATGGGGAGCCTTGTGCTCCCCTTTTTTCGTAACTAGGGATTTATTAATTGTCTATCAACTGCCCTAGCAGACTTTGCCAAGATGATAGATATTTTCTTTTAGGAGAAAGACATGGCTAATTCAACCTTTAATGGACCAGTCAGGTCCGAGAACGGCTTCCAAGTCGTATCTAAAAATTCAACTACAGGTGCTATAACTACCGAGTTCACTTTAAATGGTGATGGTATGCAAGTTACTCCTGTAGCTTTAGCTGACACTACAGCTATTTCTTTAACAGCAACTACTCATGGTGGTAGAGTTTCTGTTGTTCCTGCTTTATCAGCGAACTGCACATTAACATTACCTTCTCCATCAGCAGGTGTTTACTTTAAATTAATTTATGGTGGTGCTGCAGAAGAAACAGAAAACTTAATTATTAGCACAGGGTCTAATACTAACTTCTACATAGGCGGTATAGTACATTTAGATTCTAATGCGGATAATGTTTCTGTATATTCAGATGGTAACTCTAACTCTATATTAACGCTTACAGACTTTGGTTTGTTTGAAATTAATATATTAGCTAAAGATAGTACTAACTGGTACATCTGGGGTAACCAAGAAGGTGCAGATGTTCCGGCATTTTCTGACGCATAGGAGTAGATTATGGCTGATACAGTAACCTCACAAACTATTCAAGATGGCGATAAAATCGCTGTTCTTAAATTTACTAATGCTAGTGATGGCACTGGTGAATCAGCAGTAAAAAAAGTTGATGTGTCTGCTCTAAGCTCAAATAGTTTAGGGCAGTCATGCACTTCAGTATCTATAGCAAGAATATATTGGGCTTGTGTTGGTATGCGAGTAAACATAGAGTTTGATGCTAGTACCAATGTTTTAGCTATACCATTACCGGCTGATAGCACTGGAGATGAATACTATGATTTATTTTCTGGTATTCCTAACAATGCAGGTTCAGGTAAAACTGGCGATATTGACTTTACAACTGTTGGTCATTCAGACGGAGATGCATACTCTATAATATTAGTATTAAACAAAATTTACGAATAGGTGAAACTATGACAATTAAAAAAGAAGAAAACGGGCACTTTGAAAATGGCGACCCAGCTTATGTTATATGGAATGGCGAAGAATTAGTAGCCGGACCATTGAGAGCAAAAGAAGCTGATGCTATGCTTAAAGAACTCAAACCAAAAAAGAAACCAGCTGCAAAAAAACCAGCTAAAAAACCAAAGGTGAAGAAATGAAAAAATCAAAATATAAATCTATGAAAGGTGGTAAGTCCACTAAATACAAATCAATGAGAGGTGGTAGACAAGCTAAAGCTAAGACGCCACAAACTTTCAATGAAATTGTTAAAAAGAAAATAGGCGGTAAACTTTAATGGCTACACCAGAATCTAAAGGCTTTCATAAAAAGAAAAAACCTAGTTTAAAAGAAATGGCAAAACAAAGTTTTGATGAATTAAAAACAGTTATAGAAAATAAAAAAAAAGCTAAAAGAGCAAAAATTGCTGCTGAAGTTATAGGCGATTTAGCTTTTGAACCTTATCAAAAATCTGTAGCAAAAAAAGTTGGTAAGCAAGATGCTCAATCATTTCAAGAAGCTGTTAAAAAGAAAGCAGGTGGTAGGCTGTAATAAACTATGAGCCGTTCTACCAAAGATTCTCGTTTAAAGAGAGCAGGTGTTAGTGGGTACAACAAACCAAAGCGTACCCCTAACCACCCTAAAAAATCTCATATAGTTGTTGCAAAAGAAGGCAGCAAAATAAAAACTATTAGGTTTGGCGAGAAAGGTGCTAAGACTGCAGGTAAACCTAAGAAAGGTGAATCTCGTAGAATGAAGATGAAAAGAAAGTCTTTTAAAGCTAGACATAGAAAAAATATTAGAAAAGGTAAAATGTCAGCTGCATACTGGGCAGATAAAGTAAAATGGTAATGTCCAGAACTGCGTTTAGACAAAGTACTTTAAAAGCACCGGCATCTAAAAAAAATAAAGTTATTAATAATGCGAAGCAAAAAAGACCCAAAAGTAGGAACAGGAAAAAAACCTAAAGGCTCTGGTCGTAGGTTATACACTGACGAAAATCCTAAAGACACAGTTAGTATTAAGTTTGCTACACCTGCAGATGCTAGAGCAACTGTAGCTAAAGTTAAAAGAATTAAAAAACCATTTGCTCGTAAAATTCAAATACTTACAGTAGGAGAACAAAGGTCAAAGGTTATGGGTAAAAAACAAGTAGCAAATATATTTAAAAAAGGTAAAGAAGCAATAAGGAAATTACATGGTAAAACAAAGACTTAGAAGCACATTAGAAAACGGAAGCTATAAAAAAGGTGGTAAAACTAAAAGCAGAGTTAATGAAGCTGGTAATTATACTAAACCTAGTTTGCGTAAAAGAATATTTAACAGAATAAAAGCTGGAACTAAAGGTGGTAAAGCTGGTCAATGGTCAGCTCGTAAAGCACAAATGTTAGCTAAAGCTTATAAAAAAGCTGGTGGTGGTTATAAATAATGTACCCTATTTATAATAAATTTTATTATAAACCTTTACCTGATTGCATAGAAGTAAAAAAAAGTTCAATAGAAGGTTTTGGTTTGTTTGCAATTAAAGATATAAATAAAGAGTTTGATATAGGTATGTCGCATATTAAAGTACCAATAATATGTGGTTATATTAGAACATCTATAGGTGGTTTTTTAAATCATTCTGAAAATGCAAATTGTGAACTTTCGTTAGAATTAGACTGGGACGATTACAAAACATTTAATGTTTATACAACAAGAAAAATTAAAACAGGAGAAGAACTTACACTAAACTATCATACAGATAATTTAATATATGCAAACTAAATTATGCCTTATTTAATTAGTAATATACCCCATTTTAAATGTTGGGTAAGAAAAGAGTTTACTGCTAATCACGAACAATATCATGGAGAATATTTACACGCCATAGCAATAGCAGTTAATACTATTCCTGATAGGTCTTTATCTTTTCAAGTTGTATTTACAGGTATTGATGAAGAAGATAATGTTCATGGTGGAGCTATGTGGGCTCGTATGCCTATACAAGCTTTAATAGCAGATATACCTTGTGATACTTGGGGCGAACCAATGGAAGACCATTTAGCACAGCCTTGGGATTGTGAAGCAAGAAATCACTCTGTTGTAGTAATAGATAGGGTAAGTTCTAGTCCTTGGATAGCAAAAATTGATAATAATTTTTATCGTGCTAAATATATGTTTACTGTAGATTACACAGGTAATTCAATAGCTGATTGTCCTGCACAACATAAACAATCTCATGTGTTATACATTACAGAAGATTGTAAATGGAAAGGTAATTTTGTTGCACTTCCTAATAATAGAGTAAGAGCCACAAGTCCTGCATTGTGGGTTACAGGTGAAGGACCACCAGATTTTTCACCATCACAATATTTACATTCTGCAGAAGGACACGAAAGTTATTTAAGTCCTGAAATAACATTTAATAATTTATATAGCGAAGGATTTAACGAGGAAGAATAATGCCATTAAAAAAATCACAAAGGTCTTTAAAAGATTGGGGCAAACAAAAATGGCGTACTTCAGATGGAAAACCAAGTAAAGGAAAAAAAAGATACTTACCTGACAAAGCATGGAAAGCTTTAAGTAAATCTGAAAAAGCAGCTACTAATAGAGCTAAAGCAAAAGGAAATAAAAAAGGTAAACAGTTTGTAAAACAACCTAAAAAGATAGCAAAGAAAACAGCAAGGTATAGATAATGGCAACAAGTGGAACAACTACATTTAATTTAGATTTAAGTGATATTATTGAGGAAGCATATGAGTTATGTGGACTTGAATTGCGTTCAGGCTATGAGTATAAAACAGCTAGAAGAGCTTTAGATTTATTATTTCTTGAATGGCAGAATAGAGGTTTAAATTTATTTAGTGTAGAAGAAGGCACACAAACATTAACAGAAGGTACATCAAGTTATACATTAGATAGTAATGTACTAGATATAATAGAAGCTTTTATAAGAACAGATGCTAGTGATGTAAACAAACAAGTTGACCAAACACTTAGAAGAATATCTGTAAGTGAGTATGCACATATAGCTAATAAATTAAATAAAGGAAAACCAAGTTTATTTTATTTTGATAGAAACATAAGCACACCAGCAATTAAATTGTGGTCATCTCCAGATGGTAATGAAACATATACATTAGTATATTTTTATGTAAAAAAAATAGAAGACACAGGTAATGTTGCAACTAATAATACTGCTGTGCCTACGAGATATTTACCATGTATGACTTATGGTTTGGCATATAATATTGCTTGTAAAAACAATGATGCTTTACAAAAAGTACCAATGATAAAACAAAAGTATGAAGAATTATGGAATGATGTTAGTGATGCAGATAGAGAAAGAGCATCAGTAAGATTTGTTCCTTTTAACAATCACATTTAGTTATGGCATACGCAGCAGGAAAAAAAGCTTTAGGCATTTGTGATAGATGTGGATTTACTTATAAGTTAAACGAACTTAGGTATGAAACAGAAAACAAAGTTAGAAATGGTTTAAGAGTTTGTCATACTTGTTATGACCCAGACCAACCACAACTAGATGTAAACCTTATATCAACTATAGACCCACAAACTTTATACGATGCAAGAGTTGATACTGGTGAAGCAGATTCAAGAGAGTTATTTGGTTTTGACCCTGTAACTGGAACTGGATTAATAATGCGTGGTGCAATAGGTAAAGTAACAATAACAACAGGATAATATGACATATTCAGAATTAAAAAGTTTAATACAAGATTATTTGCAAAATACAGAAACAAGTTTTGTTTCTAATATTAATAATGTAATTAAACAAGCAGAAGAAAGAATATTAAAAACAGTAAAGCTTCCTGTATTTAGAAAAAATGTTTCTGGTAATTTAAGTTCTGGTAGTGAATACTTAGCTACCCCAACAGATTTTTTAGATAATTTTTCTTTATCTATTACAAATTCTAGTGAACAATCTTTTTTATTATTTAAAGATGTAAACTTTATTAGAGAAGCTTATCCTAATGCATCAACAACAGGTATTCCAAAACACTATGCTTTGTTTGATGATTCAACTTTTATAGTTGGACCAACACCTAATGCAGCTTTTACAGTAGAGTTACATTACTTTTATAGACCAGCATCTATAACAGCAGGTGCAGATAGCGGTACGACATGGTTATCTACAAATGCTAGAAATGCTTTACTATATGCTTCTTTAATAGAGGGATATATGTATATGAAAGGAGATATGGATTTAATGAATCAATATGAAAAAAGATACATGGAATCTATATCCAGATTAAAAACTTTAGGTGAAGGAGATAATACTGTGGATACTTATAGAGATGATGTTGTAAGGGTACAAAGAACATAATGTTTAGTGTAGATGTAAAAACAACTATAGGTGATATAGCAGTTAAAACTACTAACAATAAAGGTTTAAGTCCTGAATATTGGACTGAAAGAATAATAGATAGACTTATTAGTATTAGTGATAATGCAGACCCTATGGTTAAAGCACAGGCAGAAGCATTTAAAGATAATATGACACAAGTTGTTTTATTATATATGAAACAAGCTATAGCTAGTGATAGAGCTACTGTAGCAGGGTTATTACAAAAACAAGGTCATAAAGATATGGCTGATATTATAAGGAGACTTTAATGGCGATTTCACAAGCTATGTGTACCTCATTTAAAAAAGAATTATTAGAGGGTGTACACAATTTTAAAAATAGTGGTGGTAGTACTTTTCAACTAGCACTATACACAAGCTCTGCATCTTTAGGTGCAAGTACAACTGCATATACAACTTCTAATGAAGTTAGCGGAACAGGTTATACAGCTAAAGGTGGCGAACTAACTAGAGTTGACCCATCAACTTCAGGCACAACTGCATTAACTGACTTTGCAGATTTAACATTTAGTACTGCAACCATAACTGCTAATGGAGCTTTAATATTTAATGATAGTGCTTCAGGCGACCCAGCAGTTGCTGTTTTAGCTTTTGGTGGAGATAAAACCTCAACAGCAGGTGATTTTACAATTCAATTTCCAACAGCAGATGCATCAAACGCTATTATAAGAATAGCTTAAATAAATGTCCGTAGGTTGGGGGCGTGGTACATGGGGCTCTGATGTATGGGGAGGAATCTCTGTATCCGTATCAGTAACAGGACTTAGTGCAACATCAGCTCTTGGTGATGAAAGTGTAGTAGCTAAAGCTT